TCTTGGTTCTGTTCAGTGAGAAGCTTTATCCGCGCCGGTATAACGAGCTTTGTGTTGCAGTCGTCGCAGCACTCGCCAGCCTTTAGCGGGGAGGAGTTGTTTCCGCATCCTGTGAAATCATTGAAGCAAAGAGAACAGTAGGGAAGAACTTCTTTGCATTCTTCCGTTACCACCTTCATGTCGGCAGACCCGGGATCGAGATCCGCTTCGCATCCTGCTTCGCTCATGTTGAAGCTTTCGATTGCTTCTTTCAGTGAGTTGGCTTCAACTTCATAGAACTCAGAGAACGTAATTTCGTAATGTATTTCGTAAGTTTTCATTTCATTTCTTTCGTTGCACGTCTTTGCGTGCGTTCATTCGTTCATTGCATTGAATGCACTGTACATTCAATGCGTCTATCACTCGTTCCAATCTGATTCGTACACGGGCGTTCATTCCTTTCCTACACGTCATTGCGTGCGTTGCTGTTAAACAATCTCTTCGAGAAAGTCTTGAAGCTTGCAGTACAAGCAACCTTCAAGTTGCCCACCACTCCCGCAAGTGTGCCCGAGCATCGGGAAGTAACTGTGCCCGCCTTCGGTGTCGGACTCCATTGCTTCGCGAATCTCCCACGCTTCATGCTCTTGCAGTTCGTTCGTTCCTTCGTCCAGGCTCGTGAGTGCATCACTCCACCCGTAACGATTGCCAACGAACGCAATCGTTTTAACGTTGTCGCTTGTCAATTCAATTTGATATGCCATTACTCATCCTCCTGTCTCAGTCTCTTCGACGTAGTATGCCCTTGCCCGCGTCAGAGCAACGTCGAATTCCTCGTTGGGGTTGCGGTCACACCAATGCATGAGATCGCATAGGAGGTCTGGCACTGCGGAGTCGGTGCGGGGGAAGGGCGGGGCTTGGAATGCCTCCAAAGCCGAATTGGCCCGATCGGATCGAGCATCGTTCATCCCTTCCGGGTCCGCCGCCCGTGCGTGCGGCGCGTCGGTTTTCTTTTCGCTCATGTTTTACCCCCATCCTTGTAATTTATGTAGCCACTGGCGTCTCTGATTTCCCACTGGCTTTCTGTCGCACATATCCGACTCACCTCCTCGTGAGGTTTCTCGTTAGAACCCCAGCAGAACCACCGAAGCGGGATGTCGTTGGCCCACCGGACGGCCACTCCACAAATTGGACACGGAACCGAGTGGGGAACTGAATCCTTTGGTAGTTGCGCGGGCATCGGTGCATCGAACTTCTTGCCTACCTTCTTGCAGTCGTTACACCTCACAGTGAAGTGCGTTCCATGGTCGCGCAGTGTTACGCGGTTGCTGTTGCATGATTCGCATGAATGCATTGCTCTTTCCTTTCTAAGCGTTGCTTCGCAACGTTCTTTTGAGTGCTTCAAGACTTCCACCAGTAACACGCGCAACGTTGCCTATTGAATAGATTCGTTGCCGTGTCTTGTTTGCCTTTTGCATTTCCTTGTACGCAGCGCGGAACTTGGAGAAGTCTTTCTCTGCGTGCAGTTCCATCTGTCGGAACGCGAAGGTCGAATCGGTAGTCGTAGCCATTTCTTTTTCAAACGTAGTCATTCGTTTCTTTCCTTTGCACGTCTTTGCGTGCGCTGTTTACATCGGAACATCCGATGCAATGAACAACCAACGCAGTGCGTTGACCATTCATTGCATCGAACGCGCGTTGCGTTCGATGCGTTGGCTCTACTGTCCGAATTGCACGGGGCCTGCGCCCCGCGCCCATCACCTGCGGTGCATCGGACCTAGCGATCCCGGTGCGTTTGTACGCGCCACCCTTCGCCGTCAACGAAGTGGTACCCGCACGCCTGCATGAAGCTGTCCCGCTTGAAGTTGGGGTTCTCCTCCTCGCAGTGGTCCGCGATTGCATTCGCGAGGTGCAGAACGTGGGTGCATTCGTCGTACAGCTTCCGGTGATCGCTGACGATCCTTGCGAGTGCGTTGAAGTTCTTTCTTGATATAGCCATGCTGTCCTTCTTTCGTTGCACACTTTGTGTGACGTAATTGCATCGTCTATTCGATGCATTAAACAGATACGTAACAGGTCTCGCTGCGTATCCATTTAACGCATCGAACAGACGCAAGAGAAGCAAAGGTCTCGCTACTGGAAACACCTATCCGCGTGCTTTGTGCGTGACGTATGCTTGTGTCTCTCGCGTTGTTCGATTCGTGCATTCAATAAACCAGTGGGGCTAGGGCTTGCTTGGCATATGTCTGCCAGTGTCATTAGTTGACACACCTTCCCTTCGGTTTACTGCTGTCTTCTAAACCAGTGTCGCCGGACCTACGCAAGAACTGCGAACAACGCGCTAGCGGTTTAGGCTGCACTTCGTTGTGTTGAGTTAGTTGCGTGGCGCGTGGTCGTGTAACGCTTGACCGTGCATTGGTGGTGGGCGTTACGTAAACGATTGTCACTAGTCGGACGGGGCGCATCCCCGCTTCGCGTGCGCTGCACCGCAGCGTTTGCGCTCATGACCGTTTCGCGTTCATGCGGGCGACACACTTGCGCGTTAACGGTAGACGCCGCGTTTCCGCTGCGCCTTCGTCCCCCGACGCGTTTAAGTGTCGTTACCTCGGTGTCCGGTGCGGTACTGGGTCTGCGGTCCACCACGTCGGACATGATCCCGGGAGGGCTGGTGCCCGCCTGTTTGGCGGGCCGGTCGAACCCCCAAAGAATAGCCCTTCCATACTCTTATAGGCAGTTATAGCGACCTGCTGCCATTTACCCTTATAAATCAGGTACTTAGAGCCATCCTGAGCCATCCTGGGCCACTGGTTCGCTTAGAGGTGCATCGCATTATTGTGTAGGTTTCCTATACACTTAGCGGGGTAGGCAATACTGTGTAGCCCCAGAATAGAGTACGCAACTGAGTGTCACACTAAAGCGACACTGTACGGTGACAACACGCCGTGGCGTATGTCCTACACTGAGATACGTCACGAGAAAGTCGGCGCGGATAAAGCCGCGAAGCGGTAAGCTACACAGTCATGAGTAAGGGGTACAAGAAAAAGCGTAGGCGTCTGACTCAGAAGCAAGAACGTTTCGTCGAAGCGATTGCATCTGGTGATGCACCTACATTGGTCCAAGCCTACACCGACGCGGGTTACGCAGATAAGAGTAACCCTGCGACGTTACGCAAGAATGCGTCACGTCTCGCAAACAAGACCCACGTCGTACCCTCACTAGAAGAGCGTAAGGCAGCGTATAAGGCAAAGGCAGAGGCTTCTACGAGTGCAAGCAAAGCCTACGTTCTACGACGCCTTCGAGAAGAAGCGGACAACGCCGACTCCCGAGCATCGGAACGCATAAGTGCGTTAGCCCTACTCGCAAAGGCAAGCGGTGCGCTTGACGATGCAGTGGATCGCGAAGGCAAACGTTCAACCGCGAACGAGAACGAACTGGCAAGCGAACTCTTGCAACGCTTGAGTGTGTACGTCGAAGAACCGCTAGACGTTACACCGGAACACGTAGCCGATACACTTGAAGGCGTAGATACGCACTCCGGTGTAAGCGATACGTAGTCCTGTGTACGCCTACACTGTCGCGTGCGGGACGATCTGCTGCTTACGCACTCCGGTGTACGCATACACGCGAAAGCGTCGCGTGCAGCGGATTGTCGGCTGGTAAGAAGGATGGGAACGCAGCGACGACACCCCCCACCCCCCGTGACGTGACGCGCGGGTCTGTCTTCCGTATAGCTGTAATATGCTCACCCGATGAGTAAAAATCGAGTGATGGGTCCCCCGCAGGGGGTATGGGGGTTAATTTGGGAAAAAGAGAGTGGAATCGCATGGATAGGTATGCATTTATGCTTTCAAACCTCGAAAGGGACCTATATGGCCGCTATGCATCTATGAAACGTGCATTCATTCGAGACAGAGGTGTGGAATTAAGTAGCCTCGCCGCAAAGCGGCGGGTACTTCTAGGGACAATGCACACATTGGACATGGATTGGGACATGAATCGTTTCAAGGAAGAGCTTGAAACGATTAATTGGGGGGACATTTTCCATTCTGAAAATGAAATGGACGAGATTTTCAATGAAAACCCAGAGTTAACGTACATGTACCATTCAAGTAATGAGACTTAAATGTCATTTACCTTAAACGTCTGTAATATAGACGTTTGAGTATAACGTTAGTAGTTAAACGTTTGTATTACATATACGTTATACATTATAATGTACGTTAGTACATTAAACGTACATGCATTAATGCATTAGGTCAAGTATCCACCTCTTCCTTGCCGACCAATATAGTGCCGAGACGATATACCGGGGGCTTACCATGCCGACCGAACGTGAATGGGGGACTTTGGAACGTGAGGTGAAGGAGATACGTCACGATCTAAGGAACTACCGGATGATCCTCGATTCTTTGTCCGAGGATCTAGCTCGTCTCCGAGAGGACTTCCAGAAGATGAAGACCCGCATCGCCACTGCGATAGCAGCCGTTGTGGTTGTTTCCGGAATTATCGCTTGGGCTTTGGAGATGTTCCTGAAACCCTAAGAACTTCTGTTGACGAAGTTGTCAAGTCATTGTATATCTAAATTGGCAGTGGTGTAGCCCAGGGGGTGGGACTCATCACTGCTTTTGTTTGGGGGAATTGATGGCAAATGCCGTCAACTTACCCGGGCTCCTAAACGGGGTTCAGGGTATCGGGAAGATTCCGCCGGAGGAAATGCGGGACCTTCTCGATATCCTCGACAGGCTAGATGAGCTTCGGTCGAGGAAGAAGGCTCGCGAGGATTACTTGAACTTCGTTGAGCTTGTATGGCCTGCCTTCATCCAAGGCAGTCATCACAAGATCATGGCCGAAGCGTTCGAGCGGATCGTGAAGGGTGATCTCAAGCGTTTGATCATCAACATGCCCCCTCGGCATACCAAGTCAGAGTTTGCTTCGTACATCCTGCCCGCGTGGTTCTTGGGCAGGTACCCAGACAAGAAGGTCATTCAAACAGCCCACACTGCTGAACTCTCTGTGGGCTTTGGGAGGAAGGTTCGGAATCTGGTTGATTCCGAGGATTTCAACAAAGTGTTCCCCGGCGTTTCCCTCCGCTCCGATTCCAAGGCAGCGGGCCGGTGGAACACCAATCACGGTGGCGAGTACTTCGCCATTGGTGTCGGCGGTGCCGTTACAGGCAAGGGCGCGGATCTCTTTATCATTGATGATCCCCACTCAGAGCAAGAAGCGCAGATGGGAGACGCCACGGTCTTTGATCGCGTTTACGAGTGGTACACGTCTGGCCCAAGGCAGCGTCTTCAGCCGGGAGGAGCTATCTGCTTGGTGATGACTCGTTGGTCCCAAAGGGACCTGACGGGTCAACTCATTCAAGCAATGGCTGACCGACACGGAAGTGACGAGTGGGAGGTCATTGAGTTCCCCGCGATACTTCCGGATACGGGTAACCCTCTTTGGCCCGAGTACTGGCCCATTGATGAGCTAGAGAAGATTCGGGCTGCGATCCCCGCTGCAAAATGGTCTGCCCAATACCAGCAAGATCCGACGGCAGACGAAGCGGCGATCATCAAGAGGGACTGGTGGAGAACGTGGGATCGAAGCGATCCCCCGCCGTGCGAATTCATCATCCAGTCATGGGACACAGCGTTTCTCAAAACGCAACGGGCTGACTACTCAGCCTGCACGACATGGGGTGTGTTCACACATGAATCCGGCGCAGCCGGTGAGGTGGGTACGAACATCATCCTCCTCAATGCATTCCAGAAACGAATGGAGTTTCCAGAACTCAAGAAGCGTGCCTACGATGAATATCAGGAGTGGAAGCCCGATGCATTCATAGTGGAGGCGAAAGCTGCGGGGAGCCCACTGATCTTTGAACTGAGAGCCATGGGGATACCCGTATCGGAGTACAGCCCCTCTCGCGGCAACGACAAGGTAGCCCGGGTTAATGCGGTAGCCGACATGTTCTCCTCTGGAATTGTCTGGGTGCCGCGCAAGAGATTCGCAGAGGAAGTGATCGAACAGTTCGCTGGTTTCCCCGGAGCCGCGGCACATGATGACTTGGTGGATTCTTCGACACAGGCATTGATTCGTTTCAGGCAGGGAGGGTTCCTTCCCCTGAAAACAGATGAAGACGATGACTTCGTACCGAAGGAATCGGTCAGCTACTACTAGGAAAGAAAGCCCATTGGGCTCCGTGCGAGGCTTCTAAGTATGGCAATGGAAGAACTCACGAGTGAAATCGCAAAGAAACTTCTAATGGAAACGGAAGTTCCCATTGAGGTAGATGTTGCCGATGAAGCCGTGACGGATGCAGACGGTGGAATGCTCATTGACTTTGAAGACGCAACGGTCATTGAGGTTCCTACCGACATCCCGTTTGACTCGAACCTAGCGGAGTACTGCGACGACAAATGCCTGAATGAAATGGCGAGTGAGCTTGTTGGCTACTATGCGTCAGACAAGAACTCTCGTGAGGATTGGGAAAGAACCTACATCAAGGGGCTGGATCAGCTTGGACTAAAGATCGAAGATCGCACGACCCCATGGCCCGGGGCGTGTGGAGTGGTTCACCCCGTGCTAACCGAGGCCGTTGTTCGTTTCCAGTCGCAAACCATTAGTGAAATCTTTCCCAATGGCGGTCCTGTAAAAACCAAGATCGTTGGCAAGATTAATGACGACAGGGAGAAGCAGAGCATTCGGGTTCGGGAGTACATGAATTACCTCCTGACCGAAGACATGGATGAGTATCGGAGCGAGACCGAGAAGATGCTCTTCAACCTGCCCTTGGCAGGAAGTGCCTTCCGCAAGGTGTACTGGGATCCCAATCTGGGAAGACCCTGCTCGATGTTCGTACCCGCAGAGGACTTGGTAGTTTCCTACGGCGCTCCTTCGCTGGAGATGGCAGATCGGATTTCGCATGTAATGCGAAAGACGAAGAACGAGGTACGAAAACTTCAAGTAGCCGACTTCTATCTGGACGTGGATCTCCAAGAAAGCTACGACGATCTCGGTGATATCCAAGAGAAGTACGATGACCTAACGGGGGACTCTCCGTCTTACCAGAACGATGATCGTTACACGCTCCTTGAGATTCATGCCGATTGGGACCTGACTGGCTTTGAAGACGAGAAGGACGGTGAGCCTACAGGCATTGCCCTTCCCTATGTCGTGACGATTGATAGGGGTTCACGCAAGGTTCTTTCGATTCGTCGCAACTGGGATGAAGACGATGAACTGAAGGTAAAGCGGAACCACTTCGTTCATTACGAATACCTACCGGGGCTGGGCTTCTATGGCTTTGGTTTGATTCACTTGATTGGAGGAATTGCAAAATCAGCAACCTCACTACTACGACAGCTTGTCGATGCGGGAACGCTCTCAAATCTACCGGGCGGGTTGAAGGCTCGGGGGCTACGGATCAAGGGGGACGACTCTCCGATCATGCCCGGAGAGTTTCGCGATGTCGATGTTCCCGGCGGGGCGATTCGGGACAACATTGCATTCCTACCGTACAAGGAACCTTCCAACGTCCTGTACCAATTGCTCCAGAACATCGTGGAGGAAGGCAGGAGATTTGCGTCGATCACGGACATGAATGCGTCCGACATGAATCAACAGGCCCCCGTCGGAACGACGCTGGCAATCATCGAACGGTCGATGAAGGTGATGAATGCCATTCAGGCACGCATTCACTATGGAATGAAGAGGGAGTTCAAGATCCTATCCGGAATCATTCATGAGTACCTTCCGGAAGATTACGAGTGGGAAGTGGATGGGGCAGAGGTTGTAAAGGCGCAGGACTTCGATGAGCGCATCGATGTCATTCCCGTAAACGATCCGAACTCTTCCACCATGGCCCAGCGCATCATGCAGTACCAAGCGGCACTCCAGTTGGCGAGTACGGCTCCCCAGCTTTATGAGATGTCCTTGCTGCATAGGCAGATGCTTGAGGTTCTGGGTATTCCGGATGCAGAGGAGATCGTTCCGACCGAGGATGACATCAAGGCCCTGGATCCGGTTTCGGAGAACATGAACATGCTGAACGATGAGCCGGTGAAGGCATACATCTGGCAGGATCATGAAGCTCACATTCAAGTTCACATGGCCGCAGCGGAAGACCCGAAGATCCTAGAAATGGTTGAGCGTTCGCCAAAGGCGAAGTCCATTGAGGGATCTCTTTCCTCGCACGTCATGGAGCACATTTCTTTTGTGTATCGCAGGCAGATAGAGAAGGAGCTTGGCGCTCCGCTTCCGCCCCCGGATAAACCGCTTCCGAAGGACATTGAGGTTCGCTTGTCTGCAATGGTTGCGGAAGCTGCCGAGAGAGTACTCGGCAAGGATGTGGCCGAAGCGGAGATGCAGGAGCAGATGGAGAAGATGAAGGATCCGGTCATTCAGCAGCAGGAGCGGGAACTGGAACTCAAGAAGGAGCAGATCGAACAGAAGGCTTCTTCGGATGCAGCGAAGATCGCAGCAGATCTTGAGAAGGCCAAGATGCGTGATGCTGTTGAAAGAGAACGAATTGAGTCTCAGAGGGAATCATCGAAACTTCAAAGCACTGTTGATCTTACAAAGGAAGTCGTGAAGCAGGAGATGGATACAAAGAGGTTGACTTTCAAGGAGCGTGAATCCGCTGCGCGAGATGCAGCGGAAGGCGCTCGTACCGCGACTAAGATGGTCGAGGTCGCAGCCAAGATAGTGAAGGACTCCAAGGAGTAATCAGTGGCTAAAAGTTGGAGCGGAGTCTACAAGGATTCACTCCGTAAGGTCATGAACGAACGAGCGGATGACATTTCAACAGGTTCCGCTCAGGACTATGCAGATTACAGATATCGAGTCGGCGTGATCGAGGGGCTGGCTTTAGCAGAGCGAGAATTCCTCGACATCATGGAACGAATCGAAAGGACCGAAGATGGGTAGCATGGATCCTAAGGGAGACAGGAAGAGACGCGCCGAGAGGAAGGCGGATAAGAAAAAGGGCGATGAGCCCACCGAAACCTTTTACGAAGCTTCCAATCGACTAAGACGCGATCTTGAAAAGAGCGGAAGAAGGGATCTTTCCGGTCCTACCAAGAGAGCAAGAGAGGCCCTGGAAAAGCGTGGCCGTGGTGTTAAGCCGGTTTCTGCTGCAAAGGTTGACACCAAGCCTGCCGCTAAAGCAAACGGCAAAGCGAAGGATACCTTCAAGCAGGCGTTCGCTGCTGCACGCAAGGAGCAGGGTGCGGGTGGAAAGTTTACTTGGAACGGAAAGAAGTACACCACAGACCGTGCAGACGACAAGCCGAAGGAGATCAAGGGTAACGGCATTGTTTCCAAGATAACGGAAGCTCTAACGCCCAAGAAGACTCCTGAGGCAGTGAAGAAGACCAGTCGTAAATACAAGAGTTCCGCTCCCGATACTGGAATCAATCGCAAGCGCGGTGCGCGTCAGAAGTCTCGAATGCGTAAAGAACTTCGGGCCAACACCAAGAGCGAGGAAGAAGCTAAGGCAAAAAAGGCTACGCCCGCAGCTACGCCCGCGCCCGAGCCCGCAGTTAAGAAGAGAACCGGGCAGCAGGGAAAGCAACTGCGCGGAATGCAGATGGCAGAGAGGGCGAGGAATTCTAAGGAGGATAAGGACGAGAAGGTTCTTCTTAGTGGTGCCAAGGGAAAGCAGGCGCGTGGTCAAAGGAAAAGCAAAGGCGGCTCCGTTAAGAAATCTGGATACGCCTCTGGCGGCAAGGTTCGTGGCGTTGGTGCAGCAAAGCGTGGCTTCGGTCGCGGACGAATCGTTTAAGGAGATTACCCATGGCGAAGGAACTGACGCCGGAAGAGAAAAAGAAGCTAAAGGAAAAAGAATTGAAAGAGGCCCTCGCAAGAGCAGCCGGGGAATTGGGTAAGGGCCTTTCGGGTATGGGCGGCGCTCTGGGCGGTGCGAGCGGTCAGCTTCTACAGGCACCCGGAGCATCGCCCAAGGGCAACTTGTCTCTTGGTGATCCGCTGATGCGTACCCCTGGAAAAGGAGGGATCTCCGGTAGAGGGGCTAGGAACTTCAAGAAGGG